GGGGCTTAACCCCCCCACTCGTCAATGACGAGAAAAAGCCTTAGACTTTACATCCAAGGGCCTAGGTTGGGCCACGTTAACACGTACCCAACGGAGCTGCTGATGCGATCAAGTTTCCTTGGTCGCACCTCCCAGTCGGTGAACTCAAGCTTATTTGACTGACCCGCAAGGGCAGCTATGTAAGACTGAGGTATCACACGGGATCGTCGGGACTCACGTTCGAGCTTCTTGAATCGAAAGCCACCCCATCCGTCCTCTCGGACGTAGGTTGGCCTCGCCTCGTCGAAGTTCGAAATGAACCCGCCGCTCCATCCGTCTGGGATCCTGTAGCGGTAACGGCTTGGACACGCTGCGTAGCAGCGGACCCAAGCTCGAACAGCCACAGAATCACAGTAAGAATCACCGCCAAGGCGGCGACTCCATAAACGGATGCTATTGCCGTACTGGTGACAGACTTCAGGAAATGTAGTGGTTTCATCTTCCTCTCCTTTCAGAAAGAAGGGGCGAATGTTCACTCCATTCCAGTAGTCATGTCCGCAGCTCTCCCGGAATAAGCCTTCGCCAAAGGTCTTATTCCTGTTCACGCTGAAACCCAGCTGGGTTACAGCGCGTGTCGTCTCTGCTAAGAACTCGGAGGGAACAACCAGATCATCGCCATAAGCCATGACCTGATCATATCCATACCCATGTCGATCACAGACTGCCAAAAGCATGCTGTAAAAGATAAGGGTTTCGAGCTCAAATGTGTACCCATTGCCCATTGCAGACCACTTCTCGAGCAGGACCGTACGATCTGGCCATTCAACCAGATCAGTACGACTCAGCTCTAAAAGTTCAAGCCAACGGGCGGGTAACACATGCCTCACCAGAGCTAAAGAGATCAGATCCGATGCAGAAGAAAGGTCGATAGACGCAAGACTATCGTCAATACTTCCTTGTCGAGCCATTTCTCGATTGAGCTCTTGGGAGTTAAGATCGACACCGAAGTGCTTCAATTTCTGCCTCAATAGAGACCCAACACCGAGCTGAACATAAACGTTCAGATCAGGTTGGATCTCAATGCAACGAGAAATCTTTGCATTCTTCGGAACTATGCACCCACGTGCAGAACGCCGAACCCGAAAGCTCGGCTTCTCCTGTCTCCAG